ACTGTTGTAGTTTAGGCAAAGGAAACAACATATCAACGACACCTGATAAAGCTAAACTTGCTCCAAGATATACGGCTGATTTTGCTAGAACTGTACCTGTTGTCACAGCAGCAGTAGAACTTGCTGATGAAGCGGTCATAAAACCAGTAGGGCCTAATATAAAAGCACCTGCAATAAGGGCAGCACCTATTAAGACTTTTCCAGCACCTCTACCAGCACCACTAATAACAGGAACAATATGTATATCCTCCTGTCCTATTGGGTGATGTATTTCTTCTTCGTTGACAGCATAATTGCCAACTTTTACCTGATAATATTGAGGATTCATATATTTTTCTACTTGCGGAAAATTATTAATAAGAAAACTTACTGCTTTAGCAAGACTATCTACCTGTATTTCAAATTCTTTATGACCAATAAACTCAGCAAGTTCTCCATATAATTTTATTTTACGCAACATAACGATACCTCTTACCTGTACATTTTAATAACCAAGAAGAATATGGCTCTTTACAAGACAGTCTATCTGTCAAATGATGTAAGACATTATCTCCTAGATAGATTGCTACATGATTTAATGATGGATTTAAGATACTCATTAAAAGAACATCACCTGTTTTTAGTTTCTCATCAGGTTTTAGTTCTGTAAACCCTGTCAATTCTGCATATTGCTCAAATAATGGCTTCTCGTTAAATTCTTGCGGTGTTATAGGTCTTTCATAATCTATTAATTCTATATTTTTTTCTTGTTTATAATAGTCACGAACTAAAGACCAACAATCTGTAACACCCCAAACCCAAGGTCTTCCAAGAAGCTTTGGTTTGTATCCACATGGTTCATAATAACCCCAAGTCTCAGTTTTTGGATTAACAATATGCCAAGGTAATTTACTTTGCTCACAACTAATTTTATCTGCTTCACTTGCGGTTGCAGGTGTTACAGGATGACTATGAATTACTGCTGTAATTTGACCTGTATTATCTGCCTTTACATAATCTTCTGGATCAATAATAAAACATTGATGGGCTGTCATTGATAAATTACGGCAAGGAAAATATTTTTCTTTTCCTCGTATATTTAATAACAAACCACAAGACTCTTTAGGATCTTGGTCTTTCGCATGAACAAGTGCCTCTTCTTTCCAACTCATGCTATGAAAGTACCGATAGATGGAAATTCTGTTCTAGTGCATTGTCTTTTTGGCGCACGAATACCAGCTAAATCAAAAACTGCTGCAAGTTCAAACCTTACGACATCTCTGTTTTCTGTTGCTTTACGATCTATCTTATATATTTCTTTTGGGAACTCTGCTGTAGGATCTGGTGTGCCGTATGGATTTGTATTACCCGGGAAATTTACTGAATCTAAATATCTAGCTAAAGTTCTAATTCTTGTAACTGTTGCACCTGTTAAATCATTACCTGTAGTAACAGAGTTTACATTTAATAAAATCGCTGTAATAGTTCCAAGAGCATTACTAATAGTTAAAGTAGGTCTAGGCAACTGACCTCTTTGAAAAGCAAAACCTTCTGCTTGTATTGGCATTTTTACATAAGTGTCACCAGCCCAGATAATATCTCCATTACCTACTCTATTTGTACCAGCATGGAATCTATAAGTAGTTGCTGATCCATGCAATGCAGCTTCAGTTGTGATACTAAATAATTCTATAATTGAAGAAGGATTAATCTTTTGTAAATCAGTAATTATAGAAGCAGTACTCATGGTTCAAAGACCTCCTCAAATGTTGCATTTATAGTAGCAAGGTTTGAATAATCCATAGACTTACTCCATTTTCTACAAACAAACTTCATAGATGATGCTTCTCTTGCTGGTTGATAATCAAAGCTTGCTTGATCGTTAGCTCTAGCATCAAGGAAGGTTTCTATAGTATCTGAGTCTGTTTCCGATAAATTTTTCCAAGTAAAAGTAAATTCTTTTGCGTTTTGATGTTGAGGTAAACCAAAAGTAATCCTATGTTGATAACCATCAGCAAAAACTACAGTTCTTGCTACAGGTTTTGATGACTTTCTTATTGGATAACTTGCTTCAATATTTGGAAATGTTGCCATTATGCCAATAAACCTCCCGGACGTTTTTGATTAATTAATTCCGATTGTATAGCAACTGAGATTAAACGACCAAGTTCTCTACCACCATCTTCATCACCTTCAACGGTTGAGCCAGATGCGTCTACGTTTACAACTATATTACCAATACCTCCACCTTGCGCTATAACCCCAAGTTTTCCATCTTTTCCACGTTTTAAAGGCATTATAGCTTCTGGATAACCAGCTTCTGCCATCAAACCAACACCGCCATTTGCCATAGGAAATATTGATGGCTTTCTAACAACTGTTCCACCCATTGCATACGGAACAATTTTGTTTTTAGCAAATACGTTTCCTTTTGCATTTTGTGTGAAAGCATTTTTACCACCTAAAAATGAACTTGAATCAATGTCTGTTAAAGAAGTACTAGGTACTATAAATGAACTACCTTTATCACCACCACTACCAGAAAACATATTTCCAAAAATACCTGTAAGAGGTTTAATAATTTGAGATCTTATAAAGATTCTTGTAATTTCTTGTATTATTGATTGAGCAAACTTTCTAAAATTTAAAGTTCCTGTAGTAACAAACTCAACAAGAGAATCCTCAAGTCTTTTAAATGTAGATACAAACGAATTAGCAATTTGTTGATTTACGTTTTTTACAGATTGAGCATATTTATCTAAAATATCTCTGGCTTTTTTTGTGTCATTTTCTACGTCTTGAGATACAGGATCTTGAAAAATATTTCCATCTTTTTTCCCATCACCAAATACATTAAAACCTAATCCAAAAGCAGAAGATCCAAAATCTGTATCTAAAGTCAGTCCACCCTTAATTTGCCGCATCATAGAATCTCTTTGTTGTTTTTCTTTAATTTGTTGGTTTATTAATTCAAGTTGCTTTTTTTTCATATCTTTAAATTCTTTACTAGCAAATATTTCTCCAAACTCTCTAAAAAGACTTATACCTGTTGGATCGCTTATTGCATCGAGTACATCTGAAAAACCAAATTTAGCAGCACCTTTTTCTAATCTATCTCTTTCTCTTATTAAATTCTCAAGTTCAAACTCATCTCCAACCTTCATTAATTTCCTTATCCCACCAATTAATCTATTAATATTATCAAGTGACATTTCAACAACATCTTGAATTTCTGCTCCTAAAGGTTGCAACATATCTCCAACATTTTTCTTAAGCTCATCAAAGGTAACTTGCATACGCTGACCAGCATCAGCAGAAGACTTAGCCATTGCCTTTGCTGCTTCTGCATGATCTTCACTTAATTTGACAACAAACTTCATTACATCATTAAGACCTACAGTTCCATCTCTTAAGTCTTTTTGTAATTGAGGTAATGTTCTGTTTGTAGCAAGAGCAAATTTTGTAACCGCACCCGGTAATCTTTCCCCCAACTGACCTTGTAGTTCTTCCGCAGATACCTTACCTTTACCAAAGATCTGAGACATTGCTCTGATCGCAGATTTAACATCTTCTGCATCTCCACCTGTTGCTTTAATAGCTTCTGATACCCCTCTAAATACTTTTTCTGCCTCGTCAACAGATCCACCAGCACCAATAACAGATGCGGTTAAAGTAGTGAATTGTTGAGTTGCATTAGCAATAGGAACATTAAGTTCTTTAGATACGCTTCTAATAACTGCCTGTGCTTTATTAAATTCTGTTTGTGACTTAGTAACACCTTTTAAAGCAACCTCAAGTCTTTTAATCTGAGCAGAATATTGGGCAGCAGCTCTTCCTGATGCAACCAAAGCCCCTATACCTGCTACTCCTAAACCTATGCCAGCACCAGCTAATCCTCCCATCAAACCTGCTTTTGACATCATCCCAACTCCAGCAGCTTGAGAAGCTTGATATGCACCAGCACTAGCTAATCCAGTAATAGCAGGGTTGATACCTAATGCACCACCAAGATAACCACCAGCTAAACCTACAGCAGCACCAGCACCAGCCCCTAAAGCTCCAAATCTACCTTGTTTCTTAGACGCACCAGTAAGTTGATTCATCTTCAACTTAGCTTGCTCTAAAGCAATACTTAATTCCCTATATGCTTTGGTGTTAATTCCTACGTTATCCTTGAGTCTTGTTAAAGCACTAATTTGTCCTCTAAGTGCATTTGTACTTAATTTTGTATTCCCATGAAACTTTGTTAATCCCTTAATAGCTTTATCTACTTCTATTTTACTTAACTTAACTGTGCTTTTAAATTTATTAAAATCTTGACCAAGACCCTTTACCGCTTTAAAACCTTTTAAATTTAATAATAAGGTTATTTTATCAACTGATTTTGCCATTATTTTTTCTCCTTATTCATTTCAACAAGAGCCACAGATTCCATAAGTTGTAAGCCCTCTAACATTTCTTGTCTGTTTTCTACATTGTATATGTCAAATAGTCCACCAGCAAGCAGTAAAACTTCATAATTTAAACCTACCATACCTCCAAAGGAACAGTTCCATTGTGTATTCATTCTTAAAAACATCATTACAATATCCCAATTCTCATCAAAAACTTCAAAGTCTTTTTTCTCCTCTGGTTGCTCTTTCAAATCAACTCCAAAAACAGCAGCATCTTTTAGAGTTTCATCAATTACCTTTTTGCCACCCGAAGCCCAGTATAAAGCAGCATCAGTTAGTTTCCCACTTGTGCATTGCCATAGAAACTTTTAAAAGCATCAAGAACGCCTGCTACAAAGTCAGTATCTTCAGAAAAATTTTTAAGCTCTGCTTTTGAAAATTGAATAGGAGTTCCATCTTCTTCATTTAAATCTTCCCACCCAACTAATATTTTTTGTAAAGCATCATATTCAGTCTCTTCCTCAAAAGAATCAAGTTCTGATCTTTTCAACCTTTTAAATTTTCCAATAAATTTGCTAGTTTCAAATTCTCCAATGTTAGTCTCACTAGGAGTCTTAACCTCTACAGGCCAAGAGTAAACCTTGGTCTTTTTTCTTACAAATGCCATAAATTAAAATATATACTTCTTTACTCTACCTCAGTAGTCAATACTTACTAAGTAAAGACTATCGAAAGCTCGTCATTAGCTGAACTAGGTACAAGTGTGTAAGGAATTTCAAGCATTTGCACACCATCAGCCTCATCATATGCAACATCTCCAATATCAACCTTTGTACTTGTAACTCTAACAATATTTCCAGCAGTAGTACCATGAGTAACTGTTAAGTTACCAAGAGAACTATCTGTTAAAGCAGCAGCAAAGAAATCTTTAGAAGATAAAGCTGGTGCTTCAATAGTGACAGATCCATTAGCTGCTCTATCAGTTAATAAAACCTCTTTTGTACCACCAACAAGTTCTCTATAAACTATAGAATTACCAACATCCATTGAGAAGTTCATCAATGCACCAGCAAAGGATAATAACTGGAAACTACTTGTATTTCCGTTTTTAAATATTAATGGTGTTGCCTGATTACCATAAGTGACTGCTGGTAATGCTGTATCTGTTGGGGCATTATAGATTCCAGTAAAAGTGAAATCTATTGACGGAACTTCGCCCACCGATGCTGAGATCGCAAAAGTCCCTCGACAACCAGTAACAATATGTCTTACCCCATCTGTGTTGTAGTGAATAGTAACAGATGAAAAACTAGCTGAGATTGGTTCGTAGGTAACGCTAGTTCCAGAAGCAATAGTCTCACTAAAACCACACGCTTTAAGTGCGCTTCCGTATCGAGGAGCAGTTCCGGCTGCGCCAGATCCAGCAAGTTCTACGCTGAATGTAACCTCAACTCTTGTGTTTGCGAGTAGTTGCTCAGAAGCTCCTAAATACGGTCTAACAACATCTCTGTTTACCACATCACTAGATTGCGGTGTAATGCTTAGGTCTCTTACAAGAACAACGTCTGTTGCTGAAGGAGTAGGGTCAGTTCCATAAGAACTTTCTGCCTCAATTAGAATTACTCTCTTCCTTGTCAGTAGTGCCATCTTTGATTACCTCAGTAGGGGGTTCAGCTTGTTTGGTTTGTTGGACTAGCTTACGTTTGCCAGTTTTAGGGTTCAGAATGTAAGTTCCACCCTCATTTGGGATTTCATACTCCATAATAAACAATCAGGGTTGTTAGGCTTGCAGTTTGATTATAAATCATGTTGATAAATCGTTATAACTGCTTCTGTAATCTATCTCATAATCACAGAAAACAACACCTGCTGGTTGATCTGCTTCTATGACATCAAAGGTTACTGTGGCTGGTCTAACATCAATCGCAAGTCCACCTAATGTCGGATCGTTTACAACTTTTGTATGTAAACTTTCTACTGTGGCATCTGCTGTAGTATCAGGTGTTTGTGATCGAACAATAACAACAATTCTTATTCTTAAAGTCCAATCAATTTTCAAATACGTTGCACTATTTACAGTAGGCTCATCAGTAACAAATTCTAAAACCAAACTAGGAGATTCTGCTCTAGCCATTGGTTCTGCCCTGCTTCTATAAATACGATCCCCTACTCCTGTTGTGTTAGCGAGATTGTTTTTTATAGCTGCTAGGATTTGTTCTCTTTTACTAGCCATTTTAAACCTTCATTAATGAGACTATACATAAACTACCATCATCTATTTTTCTAACACTTCTTACTTTATAACTAACAGAATCAACTGTTAGTGTTGAGTCATATAAGATTGCACCTAAGTCAGATGTTTTAGCTGTTAGCTCATAATCAGTTGTTAAAACACGATCATCAGCTACTATCTCATCTGGTTGATCTAGTATTCCTTTATAAGTAGTGCCACTATAAACAACGGTATCTGTAAAATCAGCAAAATATGTATCGAGATCTTCAGTAAATGCCATAGTAAAAAGCCCTCATAAGAGGGCTATATTTTTATCCGTACTTTTTAAGACCAACTAAGTTGATACTAAAAGTAAATGTTGGTGATGATCCACCGATTGTTTGAACAATCTTGATGTAACGCTTACACTCGTCTTTGTTA